TGTATTGGTGCTACGGCATTAGCCGCGCTAATGAATAGTATCCCCAGGACACTTACTACTGCGCAAGCGATCCGCGCTGCGGCTTGCGCTAAGTGCCTGAAGCACTTTAGCAAGTTAAGTGTAATGGCTGTTCGTGTATTGAATGACATTGAGCGTCTCCTATCGGCGTGTCATCTCATATATTGAGACGATTCGCTTAACGGTTATCGGTCTTGTAAAAGCCTTTCCCACGAAATACAACTGCTGGTGCAGTCCAGATGCGTGTCATCATTCCCCCACATGAGCATCTAATATTCTCTGGGTTATCAGTAGTTTCATATATAGCTGCACATGTATCACAGCCGTAGTCATATCTAGGCATTTATCCCACCTATCTGGCACGTTCTACACATGGTGTTCATCCATGATCCGCATTGCGTGCATCTTTCAGGTTCGACATTTGCTAAGCGTTCATTAAGCAAAGCAACTAACCTATCAAGTCTAATTATAGCAAGATAAGAGCCAACATCCTCGCCTTGTCCGTTACATCTTTGGATTACAAATGGCAACTTATTGTTGGCGTTCTTTTCAGCTTGTTTTGTCCAAGCCAGCGGATTCCAGTCTGAGCGTGCTTTTACTTCCACACTCCAGGGAATACCTGTGATGTCCTCGCCTTGTGAACCACTGCCCACAGGCAAGGCATATGGATACCACTGCTGAAGCCATTGTGCTATGACTCTTTGCGTGCGGTATCCACGATGCTTGCGGTGCTGACTAGCCATTGACGGCATGGCATTTCTCGCACTGCCACTGAATAGGCGCTATACTTACAATTCGCACTGAATCATCAAAGTGCGGCATTTCGTTACACATCTGACAGATCAGAACTGGCACTTCTCCTAGCAAAGTTTTAGTGCCATCTGGTCTAGTTATCTCTACATAACCCATTTATTCAACTCCTTCCGGTAATCGCCACTTGCCTGTTGTCTTGCTCATTACGTACCAAATAGGTGGACATCTATCGCCCTTTGATGCCCCACGAACTTCACACATTGCGCCTTGCCATGCTTTACCTGCTGCGCTTACGCCGTTCTTAATTGTGCGTTCTCCGTGTGAGCATGTTGGTATTGGCTCAGCTTCACCAAAAACTTGTTGCACTAACCCAACCAGATCATCAAGTGTTGTTGGTTCAGGAATTGGTTCTTTTTCTACAAACTCATCCCAAGTATTTTCTACGGCTAAAGGTGCATTGGCAATAGTCTCGCTTGCAATGTCGTTCTTTACTCTAGCGACTTTTCCCATTTCTTCGCGGCTAGGTCTTTTACCTTTAGCTGCATAACCTGCGTTTGCAAGCGCTCTACCGATAGCGCTAGTCTCACAATTCTCCAATGCGCTAGTCGCATTAACGCCGCGATCAGTAATCTTCTCTTCAGCGTATCCGGTTGCGAACGCGACACCATCCGCAAAAGTCCGGTATATATACGCTTTAACAATAAATCTATCATTCGCAAAACTCTCCAATTCTGTGTCTATGCGGAAATCTGGAAAGTCCTTAATAAACTTCTCCAGGCGAACTTCCACTGTCTCGTAATTGTCTAGGTTAAAAGCCATTTAATACTCCTTGTGTAGTGTTGCCATTGGTCTTTGCATACTCTATCTGTTGATCTAATGAGAAGTATGAGCCATCAGCCCACTTAGATACATCTATTGCGCAGTCATTACAATAAGAACGCTTGCGCCCGTGGCTCTTGGGTAGTTCGCTGACTACTGTCCAAGCAGCTTGTGTTGTGCCCTTCGGGTTGTGTATGCCAAACCTGCTTTTGCAGTAATCGCACCAAACCCCATGCTTTGCTTTAGTAAGCATCAAGATCGTTGTCGAAGTCGGTAAGTGCAATGTGTCCTGCAATCGCCATGTATGCGACAGCGTCCGCGTATGAATCACGGTGCGTTGCTTGCTCAGACAAACGCGAGATTTTGACGAGTGCCATACATATCGCAACTTCGTGAGGTTCGATTCCACGATTGAGATACGCACTCCATAGCTGCGCGATTCGTATGTGATTAGCAGTTGGGTCTCCATACTGCAAACCTCGGTCATAGAGCAGTCTGGTGCTTTCAGTAAGGAGTTCATTAGCGATCATTGCGAACCGGAACACGCATTAGTGAACGGCCAGCATGCCAGCCTTCTCGCTTGCCTCTGTTATACCCTGACCAAAAGGCCGTAAACGCAGCTAGTGGTGGCAAAGTTAATGCACATAGCAGCGATAAAGCGTTTAGTTCTTCCATTTGTAGCCCCTAACTAACCCACAGCTCTTGTGGATTAAGTTAAGTGTGAAGCATCTACAGGCTTATTTCAACCTCATAATGGCATATTTTGATAACGATTTGATAACGAAATCTTCGTCATATCCAAGCCATTCCTCGCCACAACAAGGGTCATCCATAGACTTTGCCCTCAAATTGGAATGAGCCATCCTTCTCAATAGGCACAGCTATAGGCAATACACGCTTACGATCTGTGTAGATAACGCCAAAGCCTGCCTGCCAGTTGAACGTGCCTTTGGTGTAGTAAGCCTGACGTGTGTCCATCATATGGCCTACTTCAAAGCCTGTTAGCCGAGATACCTCTAAACCGCCCGAGGATTGAGTATAAGAGGATATTCCTTGTCTGTGTGTATGTCCACAGACTACGCTCTTTCCGTGTCTCTTAGCGGCTTCTAGGGCTGTTATGCCCCCTTGTGGCTTTGTGCTCTGCTCATCGCCATGCACCATAATCCAGTTAGTGCCGGGAATCTCGTATGGCTTCTTATGATACTTAATGCCTAACTCTGGCAATCTGAGAAAGTTCTCTATTTCTAGTTCGGGTGCGCCTATCAGTCCAGGCAGTCTAGTAGAAATGGAGTTAAAGAGCCGCGCTCCGTGGTTAGATCGTGAGAGCTGTGTGATTTGCAGGTCATACATGACGTCAACGCACATGTCTCTGTCTTTGCCGATGGTCTTGGAATGTTCGTCAAAGCCTGAACTCCAGCGACTAATCGTCTGAAAGTCAATCTCATCACCAACACAAAGAACCTCATCTGGCTTAAACTTCTTAATAAACTTGGCTACGTTTGCTACTGCTTTGGGGTTGTGAAAGGGAACTTGTAGATCACTTATCACTACGATTTTCAAGGTTAGTCCTCGTCATCCTCATATGGAGTGAAGTTCGGATTGTCTGGATCAAAGTCAATAGGCGTTGGAAGTAGCCAGTCTGGGTAACTGGCCTTGTCCATAATCATTGCCATGGCTATATCAACAGTAAATCCAGCCTTGCGCAAAGCCTTATAGTATTCGTTCAGCCCGATGCAATACATCTCTAATGGAGAGTATGTATCGTCTTGAACTTTAACTTTGCGTGCCATAGTTAAATTATCGCTCTAGGAGTATGTTGTAAATCTCATCGACACGCGTATTGAGTCGCTTAATTTCACCCAGTAAATGAGTAATGACATAGCCGGATAGTCCACCGATGATGGAGACAGTTGCTATGTATAGCGTGAAGAAGTCTTGTTGTGTCATTTCTGAATTACCAATACAGCTGCGGTCTCTGTGCCTGAAGAAGTAATTCCATAGACGGCATTGCCGTGGTTCTGCAACACAACCTTGTCTTTATGGTCTACAAGATAGCCGTTGGCTGTTGTTAGGTCAGCCCCACCGATATAAAAAGAACCGGAAGTAGCGTGTATGTGAACTTCCTCAGCTGCTTGGTCATTGGCCACGATGATAGATCGTGTAGTTGTAAGAGTGTATTGAGTGCTTGAGATTGTCATTTTTTAGGGGTCGCATATCCAAAGACACCGGCAAGGACAGCCCATAGCACGGCACGATAATCAAGTGCAAAGTTGCTTGCAGCCCAAGCAGACAAGAACGCGCCTGCGGTTAGGAATAGTGGATGTTTCATTGTGTGCCCCCTAGCATAGGTATTTCAAAAAAAGAACCATCTGTGTCAGCTTTACCCTTATTGAATGAGATATGGATGTGGCTGGTGTGTGGGTTAATTCCTGTGTATTTGCGCCACTTCCAATTAAGGATTCGACTAGCAATCTTCTTGTTGTGTATGACGTAAGAAATTCGTTTAGCAGGGTCAGACTTCGCATATGCACGAATCTGATTTGCCAGGTAGATACTTTCAGACTTGTGCTTGGTAAGGTCTGCGTCAATGTCAAGGGCACGAACCCACCCAGCAGCATCAGGCGTATGGTCTGATTTACTGTCATGCTTAGCGTCTCCGATCCAACCGTCAGTTCTACGGTCGCGGTTCGGATATGAGTCATCTATCTGTTCGCGTAGTTGGATTGCGCTTTTACTTAAGCGTGGCTTCACGATAGAAGCAAGGCCGCTTCATCAGCTGTAATGCCTAAACGCTCTAGCAATGCAGCCTTAGCGGTTGCTTTTGCTTCGGCTGCTGCTGCTCTTTGTGCATCTGCAATAGCGTCAGCATCTTGTTGAGCCTTAGGCGTAGGGTCTAAATAAACTGGAACTATTGAACCCTCAGGTGTTATGTCTTTTGGCATTATTCGCTCCATCCGTAAATTAGAACTCGACCACTTAAACTTTGAGTAGTTAGTATTGAGAATCCATCATAAGCTGTATCGGGAGTATGGTTTGCGCCGATAAAGTAGAAGTAATAATCTCCAACAGCATTGCCTTGATATAAACCATTTAGTGCAGTTTCTTCGGCAAGATTTGGTCTGTAGAATGTCATTTCGCCGCCGTTAGTGCCGACAGAACCAACGAATCCTAACTTTTGGAATTTGTCAGCTGTGTTGGCTTCGCCAGCAAAACCAGACGCACCGCTAGGGTTTGACATAGTTCCACCTGCGGTTTTGTAACCGCTAGCGGTTGTATCGTCTGTGCCGCTTGCACGCATTCTTACATCCAAAGACGTGTGGCTACTAGCAGTTTTTAAATCCCAGACTACTTTGTAGTTTGTGTAAGTGCTTGTGAAGCAACCATTTATTGAAAGATTTGTGCCAACGCCTGAAAGAGTAATCATTCCATTTGCACCAACTGTTGCAGTTCCTGAACCTACTGCGACTGAAGTAGGGATGATTTGCTGTAAGCCGCGGGTTCCACTTGCAGCTGGAGCAGCCCACTTTAATCCTGTTGCTGTTGTTGAGTCAGCGGTTAAAACTTGGTTATTTGTGCCAACGCCTAAACGTGCATCAGTTGTTGAATAAGTATATAAATCGCCTTTAGTTGTCAAAGGTGATGAACCGCCTGATTTAGTTACCCAAGCCGAACCTGAGTAAACTTGTATAACGTCTGTATCTTTAAGGTAACTAGTCTGGCCTTCTTGTGGAGAAGTAATTGCCGCTGATCGTGCTGCCGCGTCTGCAAAGACTAAAACGCCTTGCATCAAATATCCGTTTGTGTCTCCAGCTGTCAAAACATCGCCGGTAGCGAATGTCTTAAATCCTAATCCTGCTGCCATGTTATCCCCTTAATATGTCATTACTGACGTGCCGATTATACCGTATAAAGAACTGCCTATGATGAAACTGTCAATGATTGGCTCAGATGTTACAAAGGTTGTATTCCAAGTGCCTGGAGTAATTTCGTGGCTCACTCCCATACATTGCAAGGTCTTGTCTATGATTGTGCCGTCTTGCCCTACGTTCTTGACCCTAATGGTGTCAAAGAAATCTAAAGTAAGGGCAGCGGTTGTGCCTGCTGCGTAGTCGGCTGTGTTTAGATCAAGAGTAAGGGCATCAACCCGTAGAGTGGTCTCTGCCCGTGTCGCAGTATAAGCCTGGGCTATATCTAGAGCCTGTGCGTCTGTCTGCACTAGCAAATCTGTGGCTGTGTAAGAGTGTGGGAAATACTTAATCTGGCTGGCCGTGTTATTGGCTACCTGAGGGTTGGATGAACCTGCGCGAGTAATAGAAGTCTGGTTAATAATTAGCTTGTCATCTAGGGCAGTAACTATGTTGCGGTATGAGATGCCAGTGCCGTCATTGCTAAAGAATGTTGGGTTAACGCCAGACTTGCTTTGAATGGTTGCGCGGCTTAGGAACTCAGCGTTGCCGGAAGGCAAGATATAGAACGCGCCTTGCTCTGAGAACTCCATATTCTTGATGGCTTGCAGTGAAGTGCGAGCAGTTCCAGGGTCAGCTTGAACTGTAGTTGAGCCTGCCTGAATGTTACGCATA